AGCCAATGGTGCAGCATCTACCACCCAAGGCGGTTACTACTTCGCTGGTGGTAAAACCAAGAATTCTTCCGGTCAAGTTAGCTACACCTCTACTGAATACGGCAACGAAGTTCAGCAGTTCCAGGTGCGTACTGACCTTCTGACGGTGGTGAAGGACCTGCGTAAGCGTAACGTCCCCACCTTCTCCGATGGTCTGTATCGTTGCATCTGCGATCCCACCTTCATGATGCACCTGCGTCGTGATCCTGACTTCCGTGAGATCGCTCGTTACGCTGGCAACCCTGGCCAAGGCATGTACATGGGCAACCCCATGATGCCTAACAACGCCAGCTTCTACATGGGTCCCCAAGCTGGTCAAGGTTACTTCCTGGCTGGCGAACCTGTGATGCCTACCGGCGTTCAGTTCGAAGGTGTGAAGTTCTTCGAGTCGACTAACTTCCCGACCAAGAACGTTAGCGCTTCGTTCGATAACGGCTCTAGCTACGCTTCCCGTGAAGTGGCCCAAGGTTACTTCTTCGGTCCTCAGTCTATTGGCGTTGGCATCGGCGGCCCTAACGCTCAGGTGCTCATCAACAACAACGATGACTTCAGCCGCTTCATCATCCTGATCTGGCAACTGTACGCTGGTTTCGAAATCCTCAATAAGGACTTCGTGACCACCGCATTCAGCTTCGTCCAAGATGACGGCACTGTTTGATAATTAACCATAAACACACAACATAGGAAAAGATAAATGACCTATTTGTCCGCTAAAAAAATCTACCCAGGTAACTGGGCAGAACCCCTGAACGGTTGGTACAAGAACATTGATACCGACGACAGCGGCTCCGTTGACGGCTCCAAGGGCGGCCCCACTTCTGTGCTGGCTATCCCTGGCTACCGTTACTTCCAGCAGCGTGGCTACGTCCCTGTGACCGCCACCTCTGGTTCGGGTCCGGTTGCCGCAGCTGACGTGATCGTTCCTTCGCCTTATCGCCAGGACGACACTCGCCCCGACATCACCGGCATGGTGATCTCTGGCAGCAGCACCCTGCCTGCTTATGTGTACCGCTCCGCCATCTCCGTTGCTTCTGGCTGGGGTGATGGTCGCGTTGCTTCTGGTGTGTATGCCGCCACCGGTAACGTGATTTCCTTCGGTCGTAGCAACAGTGGCAGCCCCACCGCTGCTTCTGGTATTGGTGAAGGCGTGCTTCAGGCTAACCTGACTTCCACCGTGTCTGGTTCCCAAGCTGGCGAAATCTTCTTCGCCGCTGGTTCCGCTGGTTACAGCACCAATCCTTTCCTGATTGCCTCCGGTGCTGCTGGTGTTACTGCCGGTAACGTGTACTACTCTGCTACCGCTGCCACCACTCTGAAGGTGTTCGCCAAGGAAACTGCTAACAGCACTGCTACCTCTGGTGGTTTCTACATCTCCAGTGGTGATGCAACTGGTGGTCGTACTGGTTACCTGGTTGTTGAGTGCTGCTACATCCAGCCCGACATTGCACCTGGCTACGAAGATATCGATGGCTATCTGACAGGCCGCACTGTTAGCTGAGTAAGCTAAACTGAGACCAGGTATTTTATCTGGTCTCATGACAGTTACTCCCTCAATGCTTTATCAGCACAAAAAAACTGGTGCGAGAGTTAAAGTTGTAAGCGAATGGGACAACGGCGACTGGTATATGGTTGAAGACCAAGACGGTCGCCTTTTCACTGCTTATAAAACTGAACTCTGCCCTGATGAGGTTGCAACCAAAACGGTAAAAACTCTTCAGGTAAAAGATAAAGCAGCCAAGGAAGAGCCGCGCACATTCCCTCCCGATGCACGTTTAAACATCAATACCGCGACTGCGCAAATGATCGCAGATCACATCAAAGGTATTGGATTGAAAACTGCTCGAGAGATTAAAGACCTGCAGATGTCCTTATCGGGTGAGAGATTTAATAATCTTGAGCAACTAAAGCAAGTTAAACGCGTTGATTGGGATGCAGTGTTTGCTGCTGATCTGGTAAGGGTTTGATTACTCATTTACATAGCAAACCCCTGGAATACCAGGGGTTTTTCATTTTAAAATAAAAATAAAATGTCTTATATTCCACAAAGACGCGGATTCACAGGACCCGCAGAAAAAATAGGAGGATCATCTCCCTTTCATATTGACCTCAAGGCAAGACAATCGTTGCCCATTGGAGAGCAGGTCAAAGCTTTTGATACTCTAGTTAGACAGTATCAATCACATGGTCGCGAGGTAGAATTCTCCAATGCGAGTGTTGCGGGAATGCGCTGGAACCCCGCAGCAAATTTTGACGATAAAGTAAAGTTATATAACCAGGCGGTAAATGCACACAGCCATTCAATGCATCCTGGCTGGAATTCACTCGACTTTTATGTCCCCTTCAAAGGCAAGACGCGTTTTGATCAAGGTGCCGTAGAAGGTGCATCGATCTATGCACCAGGTATTCCTGGAGGAAAGATCCGCAGTTCATCTGGCGGTGGCTATGGGTATTTTTCTGAAGTATTGAATCCCAAAGGTGAAGTTGTTTTTAAAGTTGGTCATGGTGATATTAGCAGACCAGAAAAAGAATCAGAACTTGTTGTTGCCGAACTAGGACAGCAGGCACAAGCAGGTCAGACCACGGGTAACAAAGAAGATCCAAATGCGTTAGCCAATAGTATGCTCCAGATGTATCTTCTTGGTTTGGGCGTCAACAAAGAAAAAGAAGTAAAGCCGGTTGACCGAATCAAACAACAAGTTCTATCCTCTGTGCTTTCACCCCAAAAATCCCCCGTTCTTGCTCGTTATCTTACTGAGCCTAGTCCCTACGAAGAGTTAGAGGCTTAATTACCAAAGATCTAAACGGCTATAATAAAAAAATATTGAGTAGTTGAAGTGCAGCTTTCTGACTTTGACAAAAGCAGAGTGAGATATCATCTTGGATATTTCACTGTATCGATTCCGGCGGGTGACTATGCCCGTTTGGAAGAGGCCATGAATACTGTTCCAGATTCTTATTTTTACGATAAGATCGCGATTCAGATTGGCCGTTGCGATACTGCCGAGAAAAAGACCGAGGTTGCAACTTCTCCTTCTACTCGTATTGAAAATATCGCTGGTGATGTTGACCGTACGATTCGCTCCAGCAATGCCAAAGAAGCGCTAAAGGTTTGGGATGAGATTTATCTCTACGAAACCAATCGTTTAGCCGGTATCCTTTACGTCCCTAACTACAAGGATCCATTCCAGGCTCGTTATCGTTACGAACGCTCTGGTGCTGAATTCATCCAGGCATTACCTGGTCCTGCCGACACAGCTGTTGGTTCACGTCTTTATTTACACGAGGTTTGGCGCTAATCATGGATTTTTTCAATAGACTCTTAGGCCGTGGTGCACCAGTGACCACGTCAAGACCTGGGTGGCCACCGGCACCACAATCACAATATCCTGCGACCTGGTCGGCGCCAAAAGCAAAGCCTTCCGTTAGTCCAACAGCGGGATTGAAGGGAGCAAGCAGACTGTTAGGGCCAGTAGGAATAGGTCTCGATATATATGAAACAGGAAAGCAGGTTTTTAATCCACAAGACAATATTATTACGCGTACGCAGCGTTTGGGTTCAGGTATTGGTAACCTTATTCAAGGACGCCCTTATTTGAGCGGATCAACAATTAACCAGGCCAACCCTGGTCAGTATTACGGACCCGCATATGCTAGTTCTGAAGCCATGGGACTACCTTCTACCCAAGGCCTTCGCAACTATGGTTCTGGATATAAGGAAGAAGAATTGGCGCAAGGCAGGAAAGCGGAAGCCTTTCGCCCCGGAGCCGGATTTCCCGGACAACAAGGAGCTGCCGATCGTGCGTACGAAGCCGAGAAATCTCGTGTGGCACAGCTTACAGCGCAGGATCCTGAGTTACAACGCTATGAGGCAGCCCGTCTTAAAGCTGTAGCTCCTGGCGCAACACAAGAGCAAGTTCAGTCAGCGGAAGATATCGGCATGCAGATCTGGGCTCAGCGCAACCCCACGCTTGCCGCAAAAGTAAAACCTGGTCAGGCAGGTTACGATGTCATTCAAGGAACCCTGGCAGGGCAAGCTGTGGCGGAAGGTTATGGTTATCAGATGCCACAGCAGATTATGATGACTCCACCCCCTGGCGTCAATGCGCCCCAAGGCTTGCCTGCCGTCCAGTCCATAGCACCTACTGAAACCTATGGTGCGAAAGGGCTTGAAGTTGATCCCGAAATGCGCAAAAAGTTTCAAGCATTACTGAACCAAACACAGGCTCAATGATATTCTTGGCATTGCTTAGCATGTAAGCCCAACCTGCTGGACACGAATCTTTTGATTCACGGGGGCCAGTGTTGTTGCTTTAAAACGATGATTCTCTGCCCTAAATTTGTTAAAAACTTTGCCACGTACCTAGCCACAACCCTGGCGCTACAAACCGTTTTTATTCCCGGTCTCAAGGCAAGTTCAAATTGGGTAGGAGAATAAGGAATCTAAATCCATGGCACCCAAAACAGTACAAAAACTTTTTGGTTTAAAACCCGAAGAGTTAAATACACTTGCGGTTCTTTCTGGATTGGAAGGTTATCGCGGAGGCCAAGGTCAAGATGTAGCTGCTGTTGCAGCAAATGTTCTTTCTCGTCGCTTGCACGGTGGGTGGGGTGGCGTCGACATTCGCAACATCGCCAAGTCCCCTGGTCAATATGAAGCCGTCTTTAATTATTCAATGCAGCAATTAGCTGATCCAGCTTTTGGTGCAAAGGTTCTTGGCGGCCAATCAGAGTTTGAAAGGTTGCGGAATATTGTCAACAACCCTACATTAGTTGGAGAGCAGTTTACAAAATCAAAAGGCGCCCAATCGTTTCGCGGTGTTGCTGCGTACACCAAACAAAAACCCGGTGACTACATGCCGGTCCCTGGTAAGAGCAACTTTTATTTCAATCCTTTAAATAAAGAACTCTATCAAAAAGGGGTTAATATTTTTGGTTCGCCAGAGCCTGCACCGGTATCTGCACCAAGTGCTTCGCAAAGTCAAACAGCAAGTCTTCTCTTGGATGCCTTCAAGAAAGGCTTGATGGGGCAAACATTAGGAGCTGGTATGGCTTCTACTATCCCATCGTTCGCTACTGCAATGCAGAATACCTCTGTACCAATGGACATCGGTGTTTATCAGCTTGCCCCTAGATCTCCTTATTT